GTAATCTGGTACTGGCAAGTAGTAGATGGTGAAGTGCGCTTTATCGATTACTGGGAGCAAAGCGGATTCGACGCAGAAGAAGTCTGCGACATGCTGGCGCTGAAGCCCTACGAGTACGAAACCATTTGGCTCCCGCACGATGCAATGCATCGCACCTTTGCTTCAAAGAAGTCCGTCATGGACACCTTTTTAGAGCATGACCTACCAGCGCGAAGAGTCCCCAATCCAGACCAAGGCAATCGAATCATGCACGGCATCGACGCAGTGCGTAAATTTCTTCGTTTGTGGCACTTCATTATCGACAAAGACCGCTGCCATCGCGGCATCGAGGCATTGACGAATTACAGCCGCAAATTCAATCGGGCATCTGGAACTTACGGCAGTGAAGCCGATCACAACGAATGGTCGCATGGTGCTGACGCATTCCGTTATGCGGTCCTTTCAATCAAAGAAGAAGACTTGGGCCGATCAATCGAGCGAGCAGACAGGAAACGCCACTACCAGATGACGAATCGCGGTCAGGTAAATACAAGTCGAATGACATTGGACGAAGCATTTGCGGCACGTGACCGCGAGCTTTCCAAGCAACGACAGAACTTAGGTCGAGCCTGGGATTAAACAGATCAATCAAGCGCGCCAAAAGAAGCGCACAGAACAAAAATGACGGACAACCATAACGAAGGGATCGAAAGCGGCGTCGGTGACGACGCCTTTGCACAAGACCCTGTGCTTACGCAGTACCAAACGGAAGACGAGCAAGACAAATGGCAGAAGGAACTTGAAGCCTGTCGGAAGGAGCGTAAAAGCTGGAACGAGACAGCAGCCCGTGCAGTGACCCGCTACCGAGCAGCAGCAGGCGCGCAATACAACGGTGGCCAGTTCTACAACATCTACTTCCTAAACACCGATACGAAGTTGTCAGCGCTTTACGCTCGCACGCCGAAGCCAGACATCAAGCGTCGTTTCGATGACAGCCAGGATGACACGGCACGTGTTGCCGCACTGCTCCTGCAACGCAATCTGACATACGAACTGGATACAGGCGGCTTCGATGTCACATTCAAGCAAGTGCTATTCGACCACGTGGTTGCAGGCCTGGGCGTTAGCTGGCTGCGACTTGAACAGGAAGAACACGAGCAACAGCCAGTAATGGACCCTGCTACCGGCGCAATAATTCCACAACCTGCTGCAATTACGTGTCAAGAAGCATGCACGGACTACGTGGCTTGGGATGACTTCTATTGGAGCCCTTGTAAGGTCTGGACTATGTGCAGTTGGGTGGCTCGTCGCATCCCAATGACCAAGGAAGCCATCAAGCAACGCTTCGGTCACACGGTACCCGCTGAACTACTTGGCGACATAGGCTACTCCACAAAGCCAGATTCACAGGATGCAGGCAAGGCTAAGCTGGCACCAAAGAACCAGACTGATCCAACTGCGGACGTTTATGAGATCTGGGACAAAGAACGCCAGCTCGTATTTTGGGTAACTGAAAGCGTTGAAGTGCCGCTTGATGTCCAGCAGGACACAATGAGCTTTGATGGCTTCTTTCCGACGCCCCTGCCCCCACTTGGCCGCTTTGATACGGCAAACACTATCCCAGTCAGCGATTACCAACTGGTGCGCGGTAAGTACGATGAGCTGGATGAACTCAATCAGCGCTGCACCCAGCTAAGCAAGGCATTGGCTGTGCGCTTTGCCTACGATGCTTCCTGTTCTGAGCTTCGCGACCTGTACACGACTACTGGCGAGAACCAGGGTATTCCAGTCAAGAACTGGGCAGCGTTTATGGGTGATCGTGGTGGCCTGCAGGGTGCAATCCAATTTGCACCAATTGCAGAAATCGCCAACTCGTTCACAGCCGCTTCAGCGCAGCTAGACCGCATCAAGGCACAAATTTACGAGGTCGAAGGCATCAGCGACATTATGCGCGGCCAAGCAATGCCTTACGAAACCGCAACTGCAACTACAGCCAAGAGCCAGCAAGCATTTGGCCGCTTCGCAGCTCGCCAACAAGCAGTTGCCGAATACGTGGAAGCGTTGTTGCGCCTTAAGGCACATGTGATCTGCAAATTCTATCAACCCGAATTGATCGTCAAGCGAGCAATGCCGTTGAATCCGGTTGATCAGCAATTCATCGGCCCCGCTTTGCAACTGCTGAAAGACGAACAGCTAAACCAGTTCCGATTAAGCGTAAGCGTGGACAGTCTGCAACTGCCGAACTGGAACACTGAGAAAGCGGAACGCAGCGAGGCAATACAAGCGATCACAAAAATGATGAGCGTGATCATGCCAGCCGTGCAGCAATCGCCAGAGATTGCCCCTCTTGGCCTTGAATTAATCAAATGGGGCGTTAGTGGCTTCAAAGGTGCGCAGTCCATTGAAGGCGTAATCGACAACGGACTGCAACAAATGATCCAGGCTAAGCAGCAGTCACCAAGCGGCCCGAAACAGCCAACACCTGACGAAATCAAAGCACAGGCCGCGATGCAAAAAGCGCAGCTTGATTACCAGGCAGTGCAGACGCAGGAGATCACCAAGCTTCAAATCGCGCAACTGCAAGCGCAGCTCAAGCAGCAACAGCTTGCAATGATGCAGATGCAGGACGAGCGAGATAACGCCATCCGAGAGCGTCAGCTGGTCATGCGCCAGGGTGAGCTGGCTGCAAACGTCGCACATCAACAGGCAGCACACGTTCACAGCGCCACGATCGATCTGATGAACCAACGACCGAACGGAGATCAGTAATGCCAACTTATGTAGCACACTGCCGTACCTGTGGAACTGACCACGACTACATACGCAGCATCGCAAATCGAAACGATACGCCAATTTGTTGCGGAACTCCGGCTGTGAAGGGACTTACAGCACCAGCAATCAGTGCAATGAGCTTCACAGGTCACAAAGGCTTTCACATGCCAGATGGGAAGAACGGAAAAGGCACTTGGATCGAATCAGGCCAGGACTACAAGAAATACCTGCGCGATAACAACAAGATGCCGGCCAGTGAAGCTGCTGCCGAAGCGCAGATTCAAAAGAAGAATGCCGAAGCAGCCGACAACAAGAAGCGAAGAGAGGCCGTAATCAAGGCCGTTAATACGCTAAGTAGATGAACCACCTAACATAAAGAGGTTAACACCATGGACGATTCCATTAACGAAATCCAGGAGCTGGAAAACGGAACCACGACCAACGTTGCCGAAGCAGAGCAAGACCTGCCTGCTACTGATACCGTTGAATCGTCGGAACCAAGGACCACACGCGATGCAGTCCTCAAAGCATTCGAGAAGGTCACAAGCAGCAAAGAACAAAAAGCGCTTCCACAAGCAACCGAACCAGCAAAGGCCGAACCTGAAAAGGAAATTGACCCGATTACTGGCCGCGAACTGGAGGCAATCCGCGCACCTTCTAGCATGACGCCATTGCTTCGCGAGAAGTGGGGCAACGTACCACGTGAAATGCAGAAGTTTTGGGTTGATCGCGAACGTGACATGCAAGTACGGCTGCAAGAAACAGCGGACGAACGAAAGCTTGCTAAGCAGTTCAACGAAGTGGCAGCACCTTACGAAGCCATGTTCCGCCAGTACGGCACCAATGCAGTCGCGCACACTAAAGAGCTGCTTAATCTTGACTACCAGCTTCGCACTGGTTCACCAGTACAAAAAGCGCAGATCATTCACAGTCTGATTACGCACTTCCAACCAGACGTGCAGACCTTGACGCAATTGGCTGCTGGTCATCCCGTGCAACATGCGCAGGTTCAGCAAGCGCCAAATGTCCAAGAACTGGTGCGCCAGGAACTTGATGCTCTCGATTCAAAACGTCAAGAAGCAGAGATTAGCCGTGAACTGGAGGCATTTGCAGCCGATCCAAAGAACGAATTTTTGGACGATTTGAGACCAACCATGCAAAAGGCCATTGAAGCGGGCTTTGTAACTGGCAACAGCATCACCGAGCTATTCCGCAATGCTTATGACTTCGCAGCCAAGCAGCATCCTGAAGTATCAAACGTACTAGCTAGCCGCGCTGCCGCCGAAGTGTCGGTTCAACCGACAATCCAGGCCACCAAGCCAGTACAAAGCGTAAAGCCTTCGCTTGCTAGTGGTGGTCGTGGCGGTCAAACCCAGCCACGCTTCAAAACCACTCGCGATGCAGTGGACGCAGCTTGGGACAAACACACCAGAAATTGAATCGAAGACTCTTGCTTTTGCTTGCACGATAAGTCAGACCAACTTTGCACCAAGAAGCCGTTTAACGAATACTTGGGTGCTCGCTAAAGAAGCCCGGTGGAAAATCATTACAGCCCACATCGCGATAGATCACTTCGATCTTTTGATGAAGATCTTGAACCTTGGTGAACAACGGGCCGGCTATTGCTACATTTGCCCCCATCGAATCCGCCTCTTGCGCCAGGGCCAAAAATTCATCTAACAATTGATTGTATTGATTGCGAGCTGAGGTTGTACCGGCCTTCTTTGAAAAGTACTCTTTGGCGACGGTTCTCCATCGCACATGCTTTTCACCTGGAATGTTCTGGATAACCTCATTTTCAGTCATCCAATCTGACAAGCGCCCAATACCTGCGTCAAGTCTTCCAACGCCATAGATGACTTTGCCGATAATTTCGTAATTAGTGACTGACATTAGGACGGAAACTGATTCAAGATTGATGTTGAAGGAAGCTACCAATGTCAATACCGCTGTGACTAGTAGCCTCCACAATTCGCAAAATTTCACATCAAATCGTTATCGACCTTCGCAAAAATCTCGCTCCTCATTATACAGTCGCATGTTGACTTCTTCACACACTAACCGATCACGATAGTTTCGTTCGCTTTTGCAGATTGCGTCCATTTTCTCCCAAGCAATGTAAGCATTGTTCATGCAATCGTGGATCGCTTTTGGATCGCGTGGCGCAGTGCCTGGAGGCAAAGACGGTTCCGTGCCACCCGAGCCATAACCACCACTGCCGTCA